ACCTACCTAAAGCTGTTCTCTGGTGAGCTTTTCAAAGCTTATGAGTCAGCAACGGTAGCTAAAGGAACTGTACAGAACCGTCAACTAAAGAACGGTAAGAGTCTACAGTTCATATTCACAGGCCGCATGACGGCCGATTACCACGAGCCCGGAACACCGATTCTCGGCAGTGGCGATCCTCCAGTAGCAGAGAAGACCATCGTATGTGATGATCTACTTATCAGTTCAGCATTCGTGTATGATCTAGATGAAACTCTTGCTCACTATTCTCTACGCTCAGAGATCTCAAAGAAAATTGGCTATGCACTAGCCGAAGCTTATGATAAAAAGATCTTCAGAACAATCGCTCTCGCTGCTAGAGAAGCTCATCCTATTACTGCAGCCCCAGGCCCAGAGCCAGGCGGTTCAATCATTAAGATTGGTGCCGGTAACCAGTATGACGCACAGAAGCTCGTAGATGCATTCTTCGAAGCTGCTGCAATTCTCGATGAAAAGAATCTTCCTAAGCAAGGACGTTCTGCCGTACTAAACCCACGTCAGTACTACGCTCTTGTATCTCAGGTTGATACAAATATTCTCAATAGAGATTATGGTAACTCAGCTGGTAACCTCACCTCTGGTGAAGGACTATATGAGATTGCTGGAATCAAGATTCAACGTTCTAACAACCTACCTTTCCAAGCTGGTACAGTAGCTGCTGTGTCTGGTGAAAACAACGCCTACAATGGTGCTTTCGCTACACACGCTGGCTTGATTTATCAGAAGGATGCGGCTGGTGTTGTAGAAGCAATCGGTCCTCAGGTTCAGACAACCGGAGCAGACATTAAGACAATGTATCAAGGCGACTTGATCGTTGGACGTCTTGCAATGGGAGCCGGAACCCTTAACCCTGCTGCTGCAATTGAAATCCAAACCGCTTAAGGGGAGGTAACATGGCAAAAGCAATTAGTACAACTGGTATCGCTGGACTTACTAGCGATACTTGGTACTCTGCACCCCCAGTTGAATGGGGACGTGCAGGTGCCGCTGTCGCAACAGTGGCTGTTGGTACTGCTACCGGGGAAGATGGAACCGCTGGTGGTACTAACGGTGCTGTAGCTGATAAGGCTACAACAACCGATGGCGGAGGTTCAGGTCTCGTAGTAGACCTAACCATCGCTAGTAATAAGTGCTCAGCTATTGCAGTAGATGCCGCAGCTGGTAGTGATGGTGACGGATATCGCATCGGCGATGCTGTTACTATTTCTACTAGCAATGCAGGTACTAATACTGCTGTAGTTGGATACGTTACATCATTAGAATACGAGAATTAAATTATGGCAAATCCTGCAACAGCAAGAGTGTCAAATACAGATGCCACAGTCCAAGAACCAGGTGGGTACTCAGGTAGTACTTCTGGTATCTCTGGAGGTAATACTGCTATCCGCAAGTCGGTAGCGTATACTCAAGGCGGAACGTATTCACAATCTGCTGTATACTCTGAAACAAAAGGACTTTGTTTCGCTTATAAAGCTGTGGAGTGCGACTCGCCCGCACAATCACGCTCTTAAACACGGGGGACTTCGGTCCCCTTTTTTTTATTTACAAATATTAACTATGGCTTTCCCTACCACTAACGCTACTCAAGAATTACCTGCCGTAAACGAAATACTGGCGTCTGTGGGTCAGGCTCCTGTAACCACGCTGGATCAAACCAACCCGGACGTTGCGATTGCCTACGATACATTACTTAATGTGTCACGTGAGGTACAGGCAGAAGGCTGGACTTTTAATAAAGAAGAGTTCTATGAAATTGCACCAGATACTAATGGTGAAATTATTATTGCAAATAATATATTACAAATAGATTTACATGATGAGAAAGATAATGAATATGAATCAGTAAGACGTAATGGTAAATTATATGAAAAGATTAATCATACTTATGATTGGACTACGCTCACTGGATGGGAGAAAGTCGCTTGTGATGTCGTATGGTTCTTTGATTGGGTTGATCTACCTAGACCTATTCAAGATTATATTGTAGCCAGAGCTGCTGCTATTGTCTCTACTAGAATTGTAGGTGATCCACAACAGTATCAGATACTAGCATCTAAAGAAATGTACAACAGAGCACAAGCTATGGAGTATGAATGTAATCAAGGTGACTATACTTTCTTTGGACATCAAAGAGGTAAGAAAGTCTACAATTCTTATCAACCTTATCACGCACTACAACGCTAATGGCAAGTGTAACACAAACAGTACCAAACTTTTTAGGTGGTGTATCTAACCAGCCTGACGACAAGAAGCTACCAGGTCAGGTGAGGGAAGCTATTAATGCTTACCCTGACCCTACGTTTGGTCTACAAAAAAGACCTGGTTTAAAATATATAGCAGAATTAAAAGACGGTGTACCTAGTGGAGGTACTGCTTTTGATAACAATGATTTAGATATTGCTAAATGGTTTTATGTTAATCGTGATGATGATGAGAAATATGTAGGATGTATTGTAGGTAATGCTACAGAGGCAGATGCTGCTATACATGTATGGAATACAGTAGCTGACAGTGGTGTATATAAAAAGTCAGCTATAACATATGGTACTAATACTAGGCAGTATCTTAACGCTCTTAATTCATATGACTATGATGTATTGAATGTAAGAGATCAGACGATCATTACAAATAAAACAAAAGTTGTTACAGCAGTAGCTGGTACTGCATATAACTTAAAACGTAATGCTACATTTTTAGTTACACTTGTAGAGTATAGTGCTAAGTATCAAATTGATATCAAGATAGGTGGTACAACATATACCTCTACTTATGATACAAAAGCAGGTGATACAGCTAGTAGTGATAATGATACTACTAACTTCTTAGATGCTGATGATATACTTGATGCTCTAAGAACTAAAATACTACAAGGTGGAGACTCTAACCCAGGAGCTATCAGTGGTTTAACATGTACGAAGATAGGTAACTCTTTAGAAGTAACCCATACTGCTGACTTTACAGCTCAGGCTCAAGGTGGTAGAACAGGTGGTAACTCCTTAAAAGTTTATCAAGATGAAGTACAAAACATGACTGAGTTATCTGGTAAATCAGTTCATAATCGTCATGTGAAAATAGTTAATACGTTCAGTGCAGCTGCTTCATATTATACTAAATTTGATGCTGAAGATGGTGTCTCTGGTGTAGGTATTTGGATAGAAACAAGAGAGCCAGGTGGACAGAAAGGTTTAACTTCATCTACTATGCCACATAGGCTTAGAAATACTGGACCTAATGCTTTTACATTTGAAGTTATAGAAGATGACTCTACAAACTATGCTGGGGTATTTGGTACTGCTAGATTAGTAGGAGATGATGATACTAATTCTCACCCTTCTTGTTTAGGTACAACAATACAACAGGTCTTTTATTATAATAATAGAGTAGGGTTTTTAACAGCTGACAATGTATCAATGAGTCAGTCTGGAGATTATTTTAATTTCTATTCTGAATCAGCTCAAACATCTACAGCAGCTGACCCTATAGACCTCAGTTGTTCTAGTACTAAAGAAGCTACACTACATGGTATACTTCCTACAGCTGCAGGTTTGCTTCTATTCAGTCAGAATCAACAGTTTATTATGTACTCTGCTGATGGCAACTTAAGTCCACAGACAGCTTTGATACGTGGTCTTTCTAACTATCAAATGGATGAGAAGATAGACCCTGTTGATGTTGGTACTAATATTAATTTCATTAGTAAGACACACAGTACATCTGGTTTCACTAGAGTGTTTGGTATGTTACCGCAAGGTGTAGGACAGATACCAAAGGTTGTTGATATAGGAAGAGTTGTATCAGAATATATACCAGCTACTATAACTGCACTTACTGCTAGTCCACAGAATAGCTTTATAGCTATGTATGGTACTTCAGATGATAAGGTATACTTCTACCGTACCTATAGTGATGGTGAGCAAGACTTGATTCAGTGCTGGTTTAACTGGCAACTACCAGGTAATGTACACTTTGTAGAAGTAGACTCAGATACTATGTTCTCAGTTGTAAAGACTGGTACAGGAGGAACTGCAAGGTACCATTTACTTAGTGCTACCTTAACGCAAACACCAGAAGAAACTATTATTGTTACTAGTACAGGTCAACAGGTAAACCCTCACATGGATTTCTATGTTAAAGCTAGTTCTGTGTCGTACGATTCTGCCAATGATTTATCTAAGTGTTATTTACCATACAGTGACATTAGCACATTAGATCCAGTTATCATTATTGCAGGTACTCAAACATTTTCAGGTGTAACTGAATCTGGTTTCACTATTGAACCTGATAGAGGCACTGATGGTACAGGAGATTATTTCTCTGTACCTCGTAAAAATCTCGCAAGTCAAGCTGCTAATGTTTATGTAGGTTATAAGTATTCATATGATGTAACATTACCTAAGATGTATTTTAGGAGAGATCCTGATGGTAAGGTAACTGATTTTACAGCTCCTTTAACAATAGCAAGGATGAAGTTTTCTATTGGACAGTCTAGTGTTGTAGGATTTAAACTGAAGTCTAAGGGTTTCAAAGGTTCTACAGAGACATTCACAGGAGATGGAAGTAATAAAATCTTTACTCCTTCCTTTACTGTAGAAGATAGAAAAGATATTATAGTTAAAAAGGATGGAGCAATCCAAACCCTTACTACAGATTATACAATAACAAATGAGCCTTTAACTATTACATTTGGTACAGCACCTCTAGCAGCTAGAACTGTTGACAACGAAGCTTTACCTGCTGAGTCTGTTGAAATTTATGTAGATAATTGGTATACATTACAGCCTACACAAGAGGCTAACTACTATCTAGGTGATGATGTCCCATTAGATACGCAATCAACATTTGTTGTACCTATACATCAACGCACAGATAACTACACACTAAGAGTCTACAGTGACTCACCTTTCCCTATCTCATTGACTTCAATGGCTTGGGAAGGAACCTATTCACCCCGCTATTACAGACGAACATGACCACTCAAGAAGAACGTGATGTCTATGAACAGGCTACTCACGTAATTATTAAGGAGGCTGCAGGCGACAACATGGCTGCAGCTCATTACCTTTGGAATCTAGCTTGTATATCACGTACTATCGATGATATATACGATCAAGATCAAGAGGTAACTAAAGCACAGATGTTAGAAGCTGTGGAATACTTATTGATTGAGATGCCTTTCAATCCGTTCTTCATAAGACATAGAGATACATTACAATCTCAGCATGTATCAATGTATAATGCATGGATGGCAGCTAATCTCTGGGAACAGGGAGACGAGACAGAACAAATGTATGGACATGTTTGGAGAGATCTTCATCATGAGATTTGGCCTTTAGTAGCTTTACTTACACAAGGGACTAAGAAGATGAATGAAGTATCTTTAAAGATCCGTCAATTATTTAAAAAACAACTAGGAGAATAATTATGAGTGGTGGAGGTGGAGGTGGCAATGAAAGCTATGTAAACGAACAGTATGAATATGATACTGAAAAGTTTAAGTATGATTATCAAGAGATGCTGGACGCTGATGCGTTCAATCAACGTAATTTTGATATAAAGATACAAAACCAAGCTGATCAAATTGCTCATCAAAACAAGACTCGTGCTCAAGAATACCAGCACAAAGTCAATATGGCTACCTTTGATTTTAAT